ATCCTGACGCCGGGTCAATGTCGCTGAGTTTCAGGCTCGCGAGGCCATACCTGTATTTTGCCATTATTTTTGAGGTTGTGAGTTAGACTCGGTTAATTCAATGTGTCGCGCTGCAATTGCTTCGCTCACACCTTTTCTGTTTGCACCTGCCTTTTCGTGGGCAGTAATGATCTCCAATTCAGCAGCAGTTTGCACCGCTTTTACTTTTTCCGAAACTGTGGCGACGTTCCCGTCAAGTAATTCCACGATAATGGGGTCAGCGTCAAAAGCAGGAGCTTCCGGCTCAACGGCATCGGCCGTGGCATTGATGGATTCCACCTTGGTATCCTTCAACCTGCCGGCGTGACCTTCTGCCTGATGCTTTTCGTAAAAGGCTTGCCCGTCGCTGGAAATGTGAATTTCTTCAAGTTTAGGCTGGCGTGCGAAAATGTGCTTTGCAATCTCTTGGTTTGTCATTTTGATATGAATTTTGGTTTGTAAATGATGTAAACAATTCTAATTATTGCGTACAGGCTTGAAATACCACCAATCCACGCAAGTATTTTAATGTACCAGGGGACAAATTTCTCCGGGACAATAATTGTATCTGTTCGATCCCTATCGACTTGTCTGAAACGCTCAACTTCTTTATTCAGAAGCCTTATTTTAGCTTCCAGCTCTTCTGCTCTGCAATCTGCTGTAATAATCTCACCTATTCGCGAGATGCTAAGCGTTGCGCGTTCGCCCTTCTTAATGATAGGGGTTGCGCTGAGCTCGTTGACCTTGGTTACAATTCGAACCGAATCGGCAGGAAAAGTAAGTGTAGTGTCAACCGGGGTGAATTTCACGACCGTAGAATCTGTAACGGTGGTTTTTTCGACTGTGGTGCTGTGCTGACTTTTGCAGCCAATCACAAATACCAATATCAAAATTAACCAGGGCTTCATATTTTAGATAATTGAAAGTGCATTCCGTCCTTTTTTGACCAGGTGCCGCCCCAGTCGAAACCGGCATCGGTAAAACATTTTACAACCTCTGCGGGCATTTGTGGCGTTGCCCCGAAGCCGTTCCAGGCTGCGTTGATGTCTATGGCAATTGCCCAACTGTGCAGGGAGTAGGTAGAACCGCCCTTTTTCTTACGAATGTTGAAGCAACCGTCCCAGGTCATTATCTGGCAGGCAAGATCCTGTTTAATCAGGTTTTGAAAAGCCAACAAAAAAGGGGCTTTCAACGCCTTGTTACAATACAACCGGTTAGGCAGTTCAGGGATTGCTTTGTTGATTTCGGCTGGAATATCCCAAAGTTCCAGGTGCTTTCGCTCCATGTGAATGTCTGGGGTGCCGTACTTTTTTATGCAATCGTTACTGGTTACCATCTGCAGATGTGTTATTGGATTTGTCTTGTTTTTCTTTTTCGAGGTGCGCAATTCGCTTATTGGCGTTTTTCAACTGCCGTGTAAGCATTGCTACCTGGTCTGCCAGTTCATCAACCTTGCGGCTGTTGCCAATAAATTTCGATTGATATTCATCGGCCATATCTTTCCAGGCTTGGGCGGCTTCCCGCCACTCCTGGGTTATTAACTTGAGGTTTTCAATTTCAGAGCGGTCATTGCTCTTCAATGCCCCGTCGGTCTCGGCCTTGTATTTCCCGCGAAAGAAGATCCACGAGCCAAAGCCGGTTGCCAACGATGAGCCAAGCGTTATGAGAACTGTATTTAGTACCTCATTCACGGTTTACACCGATTGAGCTTGTTTTAACAAGGCGATACCTTCGTATCCTACCCTTCTGGAACGTCCACCACTCCTTACAAGGAATGAATAGATATCACCATAGTACTGAGGATCTTTCAAATTCTCAAAGGCTTCAACACCTCCAAAAGCGAATTCAACCGAATCCTTGTACCAGAACAATGAAGCTTCAGAATCGGTAGTTACCCCGATTGCTCCCGGCGCCTTGATGGTTCCGTCTGCCTCAACATAGGCAACGGAGTTTCGGGTGGTAATATTCCAGCCCTGGGCTTTCAATATTACTCCCTGACGTTGCTCGTTCGGACTTACATTTTGCATATAAGTAGCCGTCAAAACGCTATCTGCAGGGAATATAGTGGCAAGATCAGCAGGGCTTAACATGCAATACATTTGCCCTTCAAACCATCTTTTGGCCTGACGGAATTTTGTTTGCATTCTCTGTAAATCTGTAAGGGTCGCCGCTTTTCTGTTACCGGTTGCAGCTGGCGCGCTGGCCAATACTGCTGCTCCTGTAGTTTCCAATACGTTACCAGCTGGTAAGGCTGTGGCTCCGTAAGCTTCAAATACCGGAGAGTGCAACCAATTGTAAATGGTCTCCTCTGCAACAGATTGAACCAAATTGTCGCGGTCTTCGCCCAGGGCGGAGTTGCGTTTGTCGTAGCTCAGTTCCTTGGTATCCGCGTTCGGAATGTAAACCGGATCTGTAGTGAATTCGTCTAATAGGTAGATCACATCGGTATCGTTTCTTTTGCGGACGACTGCCGGAACTACGGTCCTGTTTTTAACTACATTTCCGCTTCCTCCAGATTGTGGAATATGCACCGCTTTGGAATTGATTACATAATCATCGGCATTGTGCGAAAAGCGCAAAAATGAGTTGTCTTTAAAGATTTCCTCTTCAATATGGTTTTGCCAGATTTGCACCTGTATCGCCATAAAGGCAAGGTTCTTTCCAACAAAGGAAAGGGCGGTACCCGTTACAGCGCCAACGGCAAGCGAGCCGGCTGCAACTGCCGGGGTGGGACCGAACATTAATGCGGCGATAAAAAACACGACCAGCGCGTTGAATAATAGGTTAAGCGGTTTTAGTTTCATAATGGTTTATTGTTTGTGGTTTGTGGTTTAGCGTTTGTTGTTTGTTTTTTTTACTCCCCCTTCGGGGGCTGGGGGCCTTTTATTTTTTGTAATCGGTACCAAATTCAACTTTGAACTTCTCCGCGAAGATTTCAAAGTTCCCTTCCCTTAATTGGATAAGTTTCCCTTGACCCTCAAGCTCTTTCCAGCTAAGGTTAACCAAGGCCTCATCTTTTTTGGTATCCTTCCCAACCTGAGAAGCAACGGTAGGCGCAGGCGTTAAACCGTCTAAATATGCCTTTGTGGAATCAAAGTCAGCCTCGGCAAGTTTTACCATGGAGGGCTTTTGATCGGCAGTGATCTTACGGTCTGTAACCGCTTTGTCAACAAGTCCGATAATCTTTTCGGTTTTGCTGGCAGTTTCAGAAAGTTCTATTTTCTCCAGAAGTTCTTTGTTGGTGGCTTTTACCCCGTCCATCTCAGCTTTTTGGGTTTCAGCAAGAGTGATCAGGTTTTGGATCGCGGCGTGTGCCTCGACACCTGTAGCGCCTTCCTGCAAGTTCAATAGCGGCATTGTTTCCGCAGACAATTCAATTAGTTTCATATCGGGTTTATTAGAATTAAAAGTTTGATTATATGCTTCTGAAAGAGTAATTAATTGATCGTTGTCATCGTAAAGAACTACGCTAACAGATTCGTGATTGCTGCCCATGTCGCAGATACTTGCTTCCTTCAGTATTGACTTTTCCAGCCATTTCTCTCCATCTTTCATCTCGAATAACACAGGTTTCAGGCCGGCACTTCCAGCTCTTATACTTCCGTTTTCGACTTTTTTATAAATCTTCATGGCGAAATCATCCTCATCATCAAAAACGGGTATTCCAGTAAGTTGACCATCCCTCAATTCAACATCCTCCCAATATCCAAGTGGGAGTATTTCGTCTTTACTTTCCCCTTTTGGGCGTTTATGCATCCAAAGTAACAGGGGGTTTAAATTAAAGTGTGATAAATCTATCCCGGCTGTAGATACTCGGAATCCGTTACCATTTATTACCTCTGTGTTTATTGGAAATCTCTTGCTGCTCTTTTTCATTTTGGTCCCGGAAGGTATTTGTTGAGGAGGTAGGCCACCACCACAAGGGTGATTATCCCTCCTATTATGATGCCCGCTACCAAAGATTCACTGTTCATACTCGTTTCATTTTATTGTGGTGTAATGTTGAAGCAAATAAAGAGCGGAATAAGCGGTGTAAAAAATTCGTTCCGGCTAAGCACCCTGCCAGCGGGGTGCTTAGCCCCCCTTTCACGGGGTGCTTAGCAAAGCCCGTTTTCCTGCTGTCATTATATGGATGCACTTTTGGGCTATGGGAAGAACAGAAGGAATGCAGCGCAAGTACGACCACGCCAAGCTGCTGTTTACAATGGAAGGAGTAACCGTCCAAAAGGAACTGGCCGAACGCGTGGGGGTTTCGGTGCAATCCATCAATAAATGGGTGCAGGGGGAAGGCTGGGAAAGCCTGCGTGCCAGCGTGATCATTACCAAAGAAAATGAGCTGCGGCGGTTCTATATGCAAATTACCGAGTTGAACGATGCCATCTGGATAAGGCCTAAGGGAACGCGCTTCGCAAATTCCAAGGAAGCCGATACGCTTATCAAACTTACCGGGGCGGTTCGCCAGCTGGAGACCGATGTAAGTGTAGCCGATACCATTGAGGTATTGAAAAACTTCATCAACCACGTGCGGGAGGACAATTACGAAAAAGCCAAAGAGATCACCACGTTCGCCGATATCTACATTAAATCAATTCTAAAATAATGCGCAAACCGGCAGACAAGCGGGCGGAGTTCGACTGGGACGAGTTTGTCCAGGACATGAACCGCGATGCTCCCGTTCATTCCAATGAAACCGAGCGACAAAAGCGGAAACGGGTAGCAGAACTTGAAAAAGACCATGAGGCTTGGTTTCAATACTATTTCTCCAACTTCTACACTTCAGAACCGGCTAATTTTCACTTGCGCGCCACCAAGCGGGTAATGAACAATCCCGAATTTTATGAAGCGCGTCCCTGGTCAAGGGAATTATCAAAGTCCGGACGGACAATGATGGAGGTTTTAAAGCTTTGCTTAACCGGGAAAAAACAAAACGTAGTGCTTACCAGTAATTCCAAGGACAATGCCGAGAGGCTGTTGCGGCCTTATAAGGTATTGCTGGAAAAAAATAACCGGATCATCAACGATTACGGGCCACAGGAAAAATACGGCTCCTGGAGCGATAGTGAATTTATTACAAGAAAAGGCGTTGCTTTTCGTGCCATTGGCGCCCGGCAATCTCCAAGGGGAACCCGGAACGATGCCGTGCGTCCAGATGTGCTGTTAATTGATGATTTTGATACAGATGAAGATTGCCGGAACCCGGACACGGTAGAGAAGAAATGGGACTGGCTGGAACGGGCATTTTATGCCACGCGTTCAATTTCCAATCCGTTGCTGGTGATTTTCTGCGGAAACATCATTGCAGAACATTGCTGTATGAAGAAGGCGATTGCCATTGCCGATTATTCGGAGGTGATCAACATTAGGGACAAAAAAGGAAAAAGCACCTGGCCGCAGAAAAATACCGAGGCCATGATCAACCGGGTACTTTCCAAGATATCCTATATCGCGGCTCAGGGGGAGTATTTCAACAACCCAATTACCAAGGGGAAGGTATTTGAGAAATTGCATTATAAAAAGATAATGCCCTTCAACCGGTACAAGTTCCTGATTGCATATACGGATCCTTCCTATAAGGGAGGAAAGAAAAATGACTTCAAGGCAACAGCTCTGGTAGGGCGGTACAAAGATGAATACCATGTGCTGGCGGTTCGCTGCGCACAAACCAGTACTGCAATTATGCTGGACTGGCAGTATGAGATCCTGTCAATAGTTGGCGGAAAAGCGCCTATTTTCTTTTATATCGAGTGGCCTTGGATTGACGATACCTTAAAGCTGGAGATCATAAAGGCGAATAACCGCCACAAGATCACCTTGCCGCTCAAGGCAGACGAGCGCGATAAACCGGATAAATTTTTCAGGATCGAGGCGCTCCTGGAACCGCTTAACAGAAATGAAAAGCTGTGGTTTAATGACAAGCTGAAGGATAGCGACCACATGAAAAATATGGAGGATCAGTTCCTGGCATTGTCACCCACCAGCCGGGCGCATGATGATGGGCCTGATGCGGTGGAGGGCGCCGTGCATAAGGTGAATTCCAAGACCAGCAGCGATTCCAGTCAGATAGAAACCAACGCCGGAGGGCGAAAAAACGATAAGAGATGGTAATAGCAGCAGATTTTAACACGCATCTTTTTGCGGAACTCATTTCGGCGATAGACCGCAATGACGAAAACATATTATTCAATGCCATCGCATCTGCCGAGGGTGAAGCCTCCGGCTATTTGTCGAGGTTTGATCTGGACGTGCTGCTTGGAGCCGTGGACGGAGACCGGGACGCAACTTTATTGATGTACCTGAAAGATATGGCCGTATGGCACTTTATCACCGTTGCAAATCCCAATACCGATCTGGAATTTCGGAAAACAAGGTATGATGATGCATTGCGTTGGCTGCGTGGCGTCCAGTCCGGAAAGATAGTTCCAAGAGGCTGGCCACTGGCAACCGGGGAAGCCGAGGAGAAGTTCTTTCACGTGAGCAGCGCACCCAAAAGACCAACGAGGTGGTGATCCCCCTTGCCCCCGAAGGGGGAATAAGAACCAAGATTAAAGACTAAAAACTAACAATATGATCCGCATTTATTACGACCCGATTTTTGGAGCCCAATACTTTTTTGACGCTGCACCTTCCCAGCTGCCAAATACCAGGGCGCAAAGGCGAAGTATGGAAAGAATGCTTAAACAGCAATTTAAAACTATTTAAACAATGGTCTCAAAAAATAAGACACAGGTTAAAAAGCCTGCAGGCGCACCTCCGCAAATCATCAATCAGAAAATTGAAATTCGCCCTTATCACAGGCAAGAGCAGGATATCCCAAAATGGCGGCAAGCCATACAAAGTGCCGAGTCTCAAATTCCGCGCAGATACCTCCTGTATAACCTATATGCCGATGTAGATCTTGATGGTCATGTGGAAGCT